GTCAGCGTACTTCCCGCTGGCTTCCTTGCCGAGTTCCTCGACGACTTGTACCAGCACCGGATCGGTACGGATGATGTCTCCGTTGTACCAGCCCTCTTCTGCTGGGCTGCCCTTGATTTGCCAGTAGCGCGCGATTGCCTTCTCGCTGAGGCTGAATCCGCCGTAGCAGGCATTGTAAACGATCTTGGTCATGGGGAACTCCTGGGCGCGAAGTGCGCCGTGTTGTAACCATAACATAATGACCGGCCACTGTCAAGAACTTTTGACAGTGGTCGGGCCATACCGTTGATGTGGTGAATGTGGGCCTTTAGGCCTGGCGAATGTGGGGACCCTAGGCCTGGTCGACATCTCTTTCGCAGTAGGCCACAAATGCCCGGTAAGCCGAAGCTGCCGGGCATAACCAAGTTGCGCACGCTTATTTTAGGATTTTGGTCAGTAGTCCGTCTTCAACGTAAACCCGCACATAGAACTTGTGCGGCTCGGGGTGATGTGGCCCTTCGATGACGGTTTCGCCGTTGGGCACGTTCGGGCCGAACGGCCCTGGTTGAAAGACGTAGATACGTTCGCTCGCATTGAATGCCGCGACGAGTGCCTTTTTGGTTTTGAAGTTTGTTCGGGTATATGGCATTAGGTTCAACTCCTGCGCCACGTGCCATCATCAGCACGGTTTACGTGGCCTAGACCGTGGACGGGGGCATTGGCGCCCCCGTTTCGGCTTCAGATTAGATCGTCAAGATTCACCTCGGCCGCGTTTGCGGCCTCGACGTTCTTTCGGGCTTGCGCCATGAATTTCTCCATGACGGATCGGGCCTTGTCGGCCTTGGCCGACGCCTTGAAGTCGGTGGGCTTTTTGCCCTTGCCGCGTATCGCGGCATCGACAGCGGCCAATGCCAGCCGCATGGCCTCCTTCTTGACTGGGTCGCCTTCCCGGACCGACGTGGTCCGGACTTCGCCGGCAACCAACGCCGCGAGCTTCTTCTCGGCCACGGCGCGCGACATGGCCTGCACGTCCCCACCGTCGGCCTTGGCCTCGGTGATGCCAGCGTGGGAGTCCATCAGGATGTTGCGGAGGCCAATGTACACGATGTGGTCCTTTACTTCTTGGGTGAAGGACTCGAATGCTGGTGTAACCAAATCAATGCCCTTGCCGATGTTTACAGTGATAGTCATGTTGGTCAACTCCGTGTTGAAACGCCAGGTGGCGTGATAATCGATTTGGGGGCTGGGCGCCAATCACGTTTTCGTGATTTGCTCGTCAATGACTTTCTTGGCCCTAGCAATCGCCATTGCCAGATAGGCGTTGATCTTTCTATCCCCAGTCTTAATGCTTAGGTACTGGATTAGCATATCCATTTCCTGTTCTTTGGTTATCTCTATCATTGCCATTGCCAACTCCATGTCGGCCGTGATTGGCCGGTCTAGGCATTTGGCGCCGCGATTGTGGCGGGATTGTGACGCAGCGCGATCACGTTTTCGTGATTGTTGGGCTGTGGATAACTCGAGTCGAGTGACCCGTCGGGTCACCGACGCCCACATCGAACGGATTAGGGGGCACACAGCGACCACAAACCCCACATGCCACCCGGAACCCGCCCTCACCCCGTCTGTCACATGTTACAAGAAAAAAAAAAAAAAAAAAAAACTGTAATACTTGTTCCCGAGTGGATAGGCCAAACCTCACGCGGCATGTGGGGGATGTGGGCGCTGTGTCGGAGCGGACGGTATGGCGCGTATGCATTGCATATTAACCATACCGTGCCCTGGTCGGGGCTGTGGGCACTGTGACCCCCGACCACTGGCGAGGCCACCCCGGGGGGCCAAAACTCGGGCCTCGCGCGCGCACCCCACCCCTTTCGCAAATTTTTCCCACTTTTTCCAAACATATGGCTCGGAAACTGAAAGATCAGTTTCCTTGTCTAGAAGAAGGGCCAGATCCAAACCCGGTCCGTGGGCGCCGTCCATACCAATGGCTTGACATTTCCGGGCAGCGGCCCACCATGGGTTGTACCACCGGGGAACCGAATGGACTCAGTTTTAAGCAATACGATTGGCTTGGGGCGCCCGCCAAAGGTAGTCAGGGCGGAGATCGTCCGGGGGCTGAAGCCCGAGGATCTCCAGGGCCTCGCCATCGATCGGGGCGTTCGGCCCCCGGCGCTCAAGCGCCTCACCGAGATGCACCACCTCATCGCCCGGCTCATCGCGGAGGGCGAGGCCGGGCACGCCATTGCCCTCGCGACCGGATATTCGCAAAGTCGAATATCCATCCTCAAGTCCGATCCCGCCTTTCAGGAGTTGGTAGCACAATACGCGGCCGACGTGGATGACGTGCGGCGCGAATACTTCGTGGATACCACCGCCAAGTTGGTGGCCATTCGGAACGATGGCCTCGAGCGCATCCATGAGAATATCCTCGACGGGGTCCTCGATCCTCGGGATACCCTCGATGCGGTGAAGATGGCCCTCGACCGCTCCGGGTACGGGCCGGCCTCGAAGAGCCAGACCACCAACCTGAACGTGAACTACGCGGATGTGATGGCCAACAGCCGCGCTCGGGGCGAGCGGCTGGCTGCAGCCGTGTCAGAGGCCCGAGCCGAAAAGCCCGCCCTCCTTCCATCCCTGGGGGAAACGATAGATGAGGAAGCTGATTGAACGTGCGCATTTTGCTCAGCGTGCGCAATTTGTGGGGCTTGCCCCGGGGCTTGCCCCATGAAGGAACTAATCGAGTCCCTTCTCGAATGCCAGGACGATCCGGTTCAATTCGTCGGGCGGTTCTTTCCGTGGGAGGAGCCCGGCGAGCTGGAGGTGTTTAAGGGCCCGGAAAAGTGGCAGTTAAGGGTCCTCGCCCAAATCCGTGATCGCCTGGCCACCGGCATGGATCGGAACGAGGCGATTCAGCTCGCGGTCGCCTCCGGCCACGGCGTCGGCAAATCTACCCTGGTCTCGTGGATCATCCTGTGGTCGATCTCGACTATGGTGGACACGCGAGGGGTCGTCACCGCCAACACCGAGACCCAGCTAAAGACGAAGACGTGGGCCGAACTCGGGAAGTGGCACAGGCTCTTCTATGGGTCGTCCCTCTTCAAGCTGTCGGCCACGTCTTTGGTTTCCGTCGAAGACGATCGGGAGCGGACCTGGCGGATCGACATGGTGCCCTGGTCGGAACGGAACACGGAGGCCTTCGCGGGCCTCCATAATAAGGGCAAGCGGGTCCTGCTGGTGTTCGATGAGGCCTCGGCCATCCCGGATGTGATCTGGGAAACCGCCGAGGGCGCCATGACCGACAGCGAAACCCAAATCATATGGTGTGTCTTTGGCAACCCGACCCGGAACTCAGGCCGGTTCCGGGAGTGCTGGCAACGATTCAAACATAACTGGTGGCGGGAACAGGTCGACAGCCGCGAAGTCAGCATCACGAACAAGAAACAATTCCTCCGGTGGATCAGGGACTATGGCGAAGATAGTGACTTTGTTCGAATCCGCATCCGAGGGGTCTTCCCCCGTGTCGGAGAGCTGGAGTTCATTAGTGCTGAAGATGTGGATGCTGCAATGGGACGCGACGGTCTTAGCGCCCTTACTGATCCTCTGGCTGTGGGAGTTGACGTGGCGCGGTATGGTACTGCCGAATCCGTCATCTTCATCCGAAAGGGACGGGACGCCCGGTCGATCCCGTTTCTGGCTTACCGAGGACTGAACACTGTCGAACTCGCACAGAAGGTCTTTGAAACCCATGAGCGATTTCATTCAGATGGGATATTTATTGACGGAGGCGGGGTGGGCGGCGGTGTCGTTGACAACGTGCGATCACTGCACCTGTTCTGCCACGATGTTCAATTCGGTGGCAAGGATGATGTTGGAGGTTTCCCACACGGAATTGATGGAGAGCGGTATGCTAACAAGCGTGCTGCCATGTGGGGCGCGATGCGTGCTTGGATCAAGGGCGGGGCTCTTCCAGACGATTCCGAACTGCGCGCTCAACTGACCGGGTTGACCTACACCTATAACCTGCGGGGCGAGATCCAACTGGAGCGGAAAGAGGACATGGTGAAGCGCGGCCTCGAGTCCCCAGATCGGGCCGACGCGCTGGCACTGACGTTTGCCTATCCGCTCCAGCCCCACGAGTGGGCCGGGGGCCTGCACCAGACCAAGCCCCTGGTCGAGTTCGAGTACGATCCGTTCTCCGAGGAAAGGATGCTCGCATGAGCCTGTTCGGGTCCTCGGCGTCCCCGCCCCCGATCCTGCCACCGACGCCAGCGGCCCCTCCTCCGCCGCCCGCGTTCGGGATGATTCAGGGCCAAAAGCCCGGCAAGAAGCCCTCGCAGGCGACCTTCCTCGGAACCGGCGACATCGCCAACGCCCCGCCCGGTCAGGGCCCCTCGTCGGGCTCCTTCACCGGCAAGACCCTGTTAGGGACTTAACGTGCGCAATTTGTGGAGTTTGGGTACCTAATGGCCTACCCCGCGACCGATAGCGACCGAAAGCTCCGGCGCCACTGCGAGGACCGCCTCCTCGGCCTGCGGGTCAACCGGTACTCGTGGTGGGTGCACTGGCGCGAACTCGCGAACTACATGCTGCCCAGGAGGTACAAGTGGCTGATCACCCCGAACATGCAGAACCGTGGCGCCCCCATCCAAAATTACATTCTCGATTCTACCGCTACCTTGGCTGCCAGGAACTTGGCGTCGGGTATTATGTCGGGCGTTTCCTCCCCATCCCGCCCCTGGATCAAGTTGAAGATCAACAAGATCGATTCGACCCAGACTAGCCCGATCAGCCTCTGGCTGGCCGAGGCCGAGCGCCTTATGAACCTCGTCTTCCAGGAGTCCAACTTCTATAACGCCATCGCAGTGGTGTACTTCGACCTCGTCATCTTTGGCACGGCAGTCATGCTCGTGTACGAAGATTTCGATGATGTGATCCATTGCTACAACCCGTGCCTGGGCGAGTACTACATCGACAATGACGGGAAGATGAACCCGACGGTGTTCTATCGGGAGTTCACGATGACGGTGGCGCAGGTGGTCGATGAGTTCGACTACGAGAACTGCCCGAAGAACGTCCAGCAGATGTACGACACAGGGGGCGCGGCCCTAACCCGCGAAGTCATCATCGCCCACGCCCTCGAAGAAAACACGGAGCCCGACAAGTATGGGATCCCCTCCAAATTCCCCTGGCGGGAGGTCTATTGGGTCTGGGGTATGTCGAGTACTACGCAGAACTCTGGCCCTGGGATCAACGAGAACTTCCTCCGAAAGCGGGGGTACTACGAAAAGCCCCATATCATCGTCCGGTGGGACCTCGTCAGCAACGACGCCTATGGACGTTCTCCAGGCATGGATGCGCTCCCGGATGTTAAGCAGTTGCAGCAGGAGGTCCGCCGAAAGGCGCAGGCGATCGACAAGCACGTGAACCCCCCGATGGTCGCCGACGTTCAGCTCAAGAACCAGCCTGCCAGCCTGCTCCCTGGCGGGGTGACCTACGTCACGGGGATGTCCACCGGCGCGAAGGTCGGTTTCGCCCCCGCCTACACCATCAACCCCGACATTCGGGGGATGATGGAGGACCTCAACGAAATCCGCGAAAGAGTCAAGGAAACGTTCTTCAATAATCTGTTTCAGACCATCAGCCAGTACGAGACGAGGTCCAATGTCTCCGCCACTGAAATCGATGCTCGAAGAGCCGAATCTCTCGTCATGCTCGGACCAGTACTCGATCGAATCGAGTATGAACTCCTCAAGCCCATCATCGACCGAGTCTTTGCAGTTATGTCTCGGGCCCGAATTTTGCCCCCTGCTCCGCCAGAGGTCCAAGGACACCCCATTAACGTGGAATTCATATCGATGCTTGCTACATCACAAGCAGCGGCAGCGACATCCGGAATTGAACGTCTGTTCCAGATCGCCGGCTCGCTGGTGGCGGTTGATCCAGCGGTGATGGACAACATTGACATCGATTACGCCCTCGACAAGTACTCGAGCTTGATGAACAACGACCCGAAGATGATCCGGGCGCCCGCTCAGCTCGCCGCGATCCGACAGCAGCGGGCCCAGCAGCAGCAGGCCGACCAGATGGCCCAGCGGGCCCAGCAGATCGCGATGGCCGGGAAGAACCTGAGCGAGACCGATGTAGGCGGGGGGCAAAATGCGCTTCAGCGCATGACGGGGGTGGCGCCATGACGTACAGCGCCGCCAACCGGAAGGACGTTCGCCGCCTCGAGAAACAGGCTAAACTGGACGAGCGGGCGCGCCAAGAGACGATCCGGGCCCTGATGGGCACAACGCAGGGCCGGCAGTGGGTATTTGAGCGGTTAACTGCCAGCCATATATTCGCATCGTCCTTTTCTCTCGATCCGCTGCAGATGGCCTTCAAAGAGGGCGAACGGAACAGCGGCCTGCAGCTACTGAATGATGTGATGGCGATTTCGCCCGATGAATACGTGATGATGATGAGGGAAGCAAATGTCCGACACAGCACCGCTGACCAACTCGCCCGAGGCGAGGACGGGGACGGGGGAGATCAAGAACCAGGCGCCCCCGACGACGACCCCGACCTCGCAGCCTGAGCCTGCGGCTGCCCAACCGGCGGAAGCCGCGCCTTCGGTGCAGCCTGATACCCCGGACGATGGCAAGTCTTTACTGAACAAGGGTGCCGAAGGCACCGGCGTGGTTCCGGAGAAGTACGAGTTCACCCTCCCCGAGGGGTACAGGCTTGATGAAACAGTGGCGGGCGAGGTGAACGACCTCTTTAAGGGGCTTGGGCTGGATCAGCCGGGCGCGCAGCGCCTGATGGACTTCTACGTGGCGAAGGCGAATGAGGCCGCGGAGGCGCCCTTTAAGCTGTGGGCGGACACGCAGAAGGGGTGGATCGACGAGGTTAAGGCGGACCCGGAGCTGGGCCGCCGGCTTCCGGAGGTACGAGCGACAGTGTCACGGGCGATCGATGGCCTCGGCGATGCCAAGCTCGCGGCCGCCTTCCGCGAAGCGATGGATGTGACCGGCGCTGGGAACCACCCCGCCTTCGTTCGCGCCTTCTACAAGCTGGCCAAGCAAGTGACCGAGGGCAAGCACGTCGCGGGCCGAGGGCCCACTGAGGTCGCCGCCCCTGACGCGAAGCCCCGAACCGCCGCGCAGGCGCTGTTCCCGGGCCTACCAAGTTCTTCTTAACCCCACCGCATGGCGGTTGAACGGCTAGACCCAGAGGGGAGAAAGAGATGGAGAATAAACCCTTACACAACAGGAGCCTTAGATGGCAACTATCGGTTCAGTCGCATTAACGTACGCTGACTGGGCAAAGCGCATGGACGATGGCTACCGCGTCGCGGTAATTATCGAGTTGCTTTCCCAAACAAATGAAATCCTTGATGACCTCCTGGTCGTCGAGGGCAACCTCCCCACCGGCCACAAGACCACCGTCCGTACGGGCCTGCCCCAAGCGACGTGGCGCCTGCTCAACCAAGGTGTTCCCAACGCCAAGTCAACCACTGCACAGATCGTGGACACGTGCGGCAATCTGGAGACTTACGCGGTGATCGACAAGGATATTGCCGATCTTAACGGGAACACCGCCGATTTCCGGCTCTCGGAGGTCCGGGCCTTCCTCGAAGGGATGTCCCAGCAGGTCGCGGCGACGCTGATCTACGGGAACCAGTTCGTGAACCCGGAGCGGTTCACGGGGCTGACCCCCCGGTACTCCACCGTTACCCTGGCGAACAGCCAGACCGCGGCGAACGTGTTGTCGGGGGGCGGCACCGCCTCGACCAACACCTCGATGTGGATTGTGGTGTGGGGCCCCGACACGATGCACGCCACCTTCCCGAAGGGAAAGATCACGGGCCTGCAGCACCGGGATATGGGTGAGTGGCCAGTGCAGGACGGTGCGGGCAACACGTACCAGGCCTACCGGGACCACTTCAAGTGGGAGATCGGGCTGGTCCAGCGGGATTGGCGCTACGCCGTGCGGGTAGCCAACCTCGACGTGACCCAGCTCACGGGTGTGTCCGCCGCCAACCTGATCAATCTTCTGGTTCGCGGCCTGTACCGGCTGCCGACGGCGCCGACCATGGCCACGTCCGTCCAGACCTCTGACTCCCCGGAGGTCCGGGCCGATATGGGCCGCACCGTGATCTACTGCAACCGCGTGGTCCGGACGTACCTCGACCTCCAAGCCATGAACAAGACCAACGTCTTGCTCCGGATTGAAGAGTTCGACGGGAAGCCCGTAACCACCTTCCGCGGGATCCCCGTCCGTACTTGCGACGCGATCCTCAACAACGAAGCCCACGTTACCTGAAAGGAGCGATCAATGATCCTCGATGCATTACTCCAGTTCTCTGGAAATCAGAACCTGGCGCAGGCCGCCGGGTCTTACGTCTCGACCAACATCATCGACCTGCACATCGTGGGCCTACCGGTGTTGACGAACAACCAGGGCGCTCGGGACATCGGTGTTGGCGATGACCCGGCGATGAAGCTGCTGGTGCAGGTGACCACGGCGTTCACCGGCACGACCGGGACGCTGGCGGTCCAGTTGCAGGGCGCGACGGACAACGGATCGGGAGCGCCGAACGCGTTCACGACGTGGTGGGTCAGCCCGACCTACGCGCTGGCCACCCTGACCGCGGGCGCGCGGCTGATGGATATGGATATGCCGAGGCCCCCGGCGGGCGTCGCCGAGCCCCGGTTCCTCCAGCTGAACTACGTGATTGGCACCGCCACGATGACGGCAGGTCTAGTGTCCGCCTTCATCGTGCTGGATCGGATGGACCAGTTCTACAACGCCACTAACAATGCGATTATGGGCGGTTACCAGCCCGGCATCGTGATTGCGAACTAGCGGAGCCACGGCAATGACCAAACTTCGTGCACTTGTGGCAGGGGCGGTCATTGCCGCCTCAGCCGGCCTCGCTGGCTATGTGTATGGCCAAGCGCTGACCTCGCGGTCCCTGACGGGGCTGGAGACTTGGTCGGTGGCGTTGGGTGGCCCCGGTGGCTCATCGCAGTTCATCACCACCGCCCAGACCCGCAACAGTCAGGGCGTGATAACGACCGCCCAGACCACCGGCACCCTATCGCCGGTGCTGACGACCTCGACGGCGTCGCTGGTCTCGACGACCGCGTCGGTCTCACTGACGGTGCAGCTGCCCCCGCAGCCGTTCGATGGGGAGATCTTCGAGTGGGTCAATGGGACTGCCGGCGCCTTTACCGCCGGCACCGTCGCGGCCACCGATGGTTCAACTATCGACGTCACCGCCGCTGGTGCCGTTGCCTCCCACGCCAGCGTCGAGTGGCGGTATGTCCTCGCCACCAACACTTGGTACAAAATGAGGTAGAGTCATGAAAAAGCTAGGCTTATGCCTTGTTCTGTTTAGCGGGCTGGCCCTTTTGGGGCCAGCCGGGGCCCAAATTGGCCCGATCAACACGATCCAGTGCAATCAGATGATTATCCAGGCTGCCTCGACGGTCTCGTTGGCCACGATGGTGGCGGGTGTGAC